GATGAGAAAATTGTCCAGGCCCAAGGCGTCGTCACCGACGCACTCGAAAAAATGGGCAACTCTGGCAAAGAACTGGACAGTGCGTGGAAACGCACGAAAGAGTCTATCTCCATCTACGTAAACGACGCGCTCCGATCGGACAATGACTACGATCCCAATATGCGCGGCGAAACCGGCTACACCGAAGCCGAATACGCGCGCAAACAGCGCGAATATTACAAGCTCAAAGGCGAAGCCAAGGCCAAAGTTGGCCGCTGGCTCGACCGCTACAGGAAACTCAAATGGTAAAACCTTCCAAGCGACCGTACTCCCAGGACTTCAGCGGCAACAGCCGCACGGACACCTCCTTCGCTCCTGCCTGCGATGTAAATAACATCGTTCAGCACTATGCCAGGCAACAAATCACCTTCGGATCACCCGAAGATCCTAACTTCGAGCGGATTCAACATGGCTACCAAGGCGAAGCCACCTCGCTATCGTATGCCTCTGCGATGCGTGCTAAAGCGGAAATCGATAGCGCCTTCGCCCTTCTGCCCTTATCAGAACGCGAGAAATACTCGAACTCAAGTTCGGAATGGTTCGAGGACATCTCGACACCAAAACCCCCTACAGAGGCCCAGGAGGCCTCACCGGCGTCCCCTGCTGAACCTCCTCCGGAGGATACCAAGCAAGGTGAATCGGACGCCGAAGTACAATAACCCCCTCGTCCTTATTGTACTAACTGACAGGAATCCTCATAATTCACCATGAAATGCACTCTCACAGGAGAAACCTCAAATGCGTCGCAGAATGAAACGCTCCAAGTCCAAGAAGCTGTTCAAGAAAACAGCGAACCGTATGCACAAACGCAACATGGTCAAAACCGTGCCGCGCGGCGGCATCGCTCTTTAATCCATATCTCTATCGTCCTGGCATCTATCCCGCTCCTGGGCGGGTGCCAGGTCCAAAGGCTTCAATTCATGGATCACAAGATCAACTACGCTGAAACCTATACGCGCCTGTACCACGCCCCGCCGTGTGACTCGGCTGGGAACGAAGACTGGTACCCCTTCGACTCAAAACAGGACTTTGCAAAATGGCTTGCACATCACCCATCCCAGCTCAACGGTTCCAATGCCCGATAACGGGCCTCTACGCAATACGCCTCAAAGGGTTCAAAGGCGAACCCGAACTCCTCTTACCCTGCAACAAGTGCCTCTCATGTAAACTCCACAAAGCCCGGGAATGGGCTATCCGCTGCTGGCACGAGTCTCAAATGCACGAGGAATCTGCCTACGTAACGTTCACGTATGACGACAAGCATCTACCCGCCTATGGCGACCTGAACCATCGTGACTTCCAGCTCTTCCTCAAGCGGCTACGCGCCCACACCGGCAAAAAAATAACGTACTTCATGTGCGGCGAATTCGGGGATCAAACCCATCGCCCGCACTATCATGCCCTCCTTTTCGGATATTACCCACCGGACCCGGTCTACCACCGCACCGAAAAAGGCCACCGCTACTACAAATCCGCAGAACTCGACCGCCTATGGCGCTGCGGCTTCACCGATACCTCGTCAGTTAACTATCAATCGAGCGGCTATATCGCTCGATACACAATGAAAAAACAGCTCCCCAAAGAGGAGCTGCAAGATCGGTACATCTACGTAGACACCAACGGAAACACACAAACCCGCCAATTCGAATACATACGGATGTCCACGGGCCGAGGATTCGGCCAGGGCATCGGCGGCAAATGGCTCGCTAAATACTGGCGGCACACCCTGGAAAATGACTACGTTCTCGACCCCAAAGGGAACAAACTACCCGTACCCAGGTACTACCTGGACATACTCGCGCGCGATGTCTGCGCCGATACTTCAGAAAAAAACCGGCTGGCAAGGATTGAAAAAGCCCAGGCGGATACCGATAACTCCCCGGATGCTCGCCGCCAACGCGCAATCTGCGTCAAAGCCCGAGCCAAACAACTAGTGAGACCCTACCTATGAGCTCAATCCAACAGATGTACACCGTTTATGACTCCAAGGCTGAAACGTATATGCCTCCTTTTTTCGTACCATCACGCGGCCTCGCTATCCGTGCCTTCGAGGACTGCGTGAACTCCGAAGATCACCACTTCGGCAAACATCCCGCTGATTACACCCTCTTCTTCCTGGGAACCTTCGTGACCGACACCGGCACCTTCGACGAACTTTCCAAAACTTCCGTCGGAAATGGGGTAGAATTCCTTAACCCCTTCAAACCGGATGAACAAAATGTCAAGGACTCAAGTCGGAGCAACGACCAAAACAGCGGATCTTCCTAGAGCGTCCTTCGACCTCTCACACAATCTGAAGACCACCTTCAACGCTTCAGAACTAATTCCAATCCTTTCCCTCGAGGTACTGCCCGGAGACACAATCAATCTCCGGGCTTCCCTCTTTGGCCGCATGGCGACCCCCGTCAAGCCGGTCCTCGATAATCTGTTTTTGGAAACCTTCTTCTTTTTTACGCCCTGGCGCCAAGTCTTCCCGGACTTCGTTAAGCTGATGGGTGAACAGGAAGCCCCAGGCGACTCCATCGACTTTACGATTCCAAGAATCACCTCCGCCGTAGCCACCTCCGGCGGCGGCCTCAACGACTACTTCGGAATTCCCATCGGCACAATCGCCGATGACACGTTTATCAATGCACTCCCTTTCAGGTGCTACAACAAAATCTTTAACTTCTGGTTCCGCGACGAGAACCTCGTCGATCCAATTCCAGAAAATCAAACCGGACCCGATCTCTGGTCCGAATACACTATCCGATCCCGGCGCAAGCGTCGGGACTACATAACGTCGGCGCTCCCATTTCCGCAAAAGGGTCCAGACGTGACCGTAAATCTAGGCGGAATAGCCGACGTTTCCACCAACGCTATACCAGGCGGCTCAGTGACCGAAGAGGTCATCGGCATCCACTCTACGTCTACAGGCGTCTACCAGGATCTAAACGACACCGGCTCGCTCATCCGTATTAACACCGGCACCATTGGTGCCGAAGCTGGCAAAATGTTCGTAGACATGTCCAGCGCGACCGGTATCTCTATCAACGAACTCCGCGAATCCATCCAGATTCAGCGGCTACTCGAACGAGACGCCCGGGGAGGTACCCGCTATCCGGAAATCCTTCGCTCACACTTCCAGGTAAGCGACCCCGGGCTGCTCGTACACCAACGCCCTCTTTTCCTGGGCGGCGGTCAGTCTCAAATCAACATCAATCCCGTGACGCAACAAAGCCCCTCCGATATCGCGCCCGAACTCACACCGCAAGGCAACCTGGCGGCATACGGCGTCGTATCCGGCTCCAATCATGGCTTCACCAGCTCGTTCACGGAACACGGTCACATACTCGGACTCGTCAACGTCCGGGCGGATCTCACGTACCAGCAAGGTATCGAACGCTACTGGGATCGCCAAACTCGCTATGACTTCTATTGGCCGGTCCTCTCCCACCTGGGCGAGCAGGCCATCAAGAATCGTGAGGTATTCGTATCCAACGATTCCACAATCGACGACGACACCTTTGGCTATATTCCTCGCTATGACGAGTATCGCTACAAGCAAAGCCAAATTACCGGCCTCTTCCGCTCTGATGCGAACAACTCTCTCGATGTCTGGCACCTGGCCCAGGACTTCGCAGCTCTGCCGGCTCTTAACGAGGCCTTCATCACCGACGATGTACCAATGGATCGCGTGCTCGCGGTCCCGTCGGAACCTGACTTCCTCTTGGACGTCTACTTCAAAATTAAAGCTGCCCGGCCTCTGCCGCTCTATGGCACACCTGGTCTGATGGATCACTTCTAGTGGACCCTGCAACTATCATGGGCTTTGCGGCCCCCATTCTTGGGGGTCTCTTCGGCTCTTCTGGACAGTCCTCGGCTAATCGCTCTAACGAGCGGATCGCCAGGGAAAACCGCGAATTCCAGGAGCGCATGTCCAACACGGCATACCAACGGGCCGCGGCCGATCTCGACGCCGCTGGCCTTAACCGTATCCTCGCCCTGGGCGGTCCATCTTCAAGTCCCGGCGGATCGACTGCCGTGATGCAAAACAAAAAGGCCGATCTAGGCCGGGGCATCACCAACTCTGTAGCCAGCGCACTCGCTGTCAAAAAAGCTACTGCCGAAGTCAAGAACATAGACGCCAATACCAAGGGCACTCAAGCTAACACCGAACTCACCGGCCTCCGGACACTAATCGCTACACACGGCGAAGAAATCGCCTCGGTTGCGGCGGATATCGCTCGCACCGTCCGAGCACTCATCGGCAATAAATCTCCGGAGGAACTCGCCAAAATCATCAATGAGAAAATTGTCCAGGCCCAAGGCGTCGTCACCGACGCACTCGAAAAAATGGGCAACTCTGGCAAAGAACTGGACAGTGCGTGGAAACGCACGAAA